CATTGATGTATAAACTTGACCTAAATATGTTGCATTACCATCAATCATTTTGGGCTTACTTTCAACTATTGCTTTACCAATTCTTTCAAACATTTTAGTATATGTCATTACGCTGTCTCCTCTAATAATCCATATTTCTTAAGTCCAAAATCATACTCAAGGTTTTCTTTAATACCTCTTGTAATGAACATCATATCACGCACCATTTCTCGGTCAAGACTATCACCACCACCCCATGGATATTCAGTCTTCAACAGTTTTTCTGTATTTGACTTTATCTCTGCTCTAGTGACTGGTTTTTTGTCGTCTTTAAAGAACCCCCACGCTGGGTCAGAACCACCATAAAAATCAAAAACATAGTCTGTAAATTGTTCTATTTCTTTTGTTAATTCACTCATAACTTTAACTCCTTTTTTATTGTTTATACTAGTATTATAACACAGAACCGATATCTGTCAAGTTTTTGGGGTTTTTGCTTCTTGTATTTCTTTTCTTAACTGTTTACTTACTTTGATTATTTCCATTAGTGCTTTTCTGGACCTAGTTCCTGCTGACTTATTGCCATATTTGAACTTCTCAATTTCAGTCTGAAATGTTTCAATATTTCTAGTCATAACTTTCTGATTTTCGCTAATGTAATATGTATTACGATTAGATTTGACTTTAACCTTTTTAGGTTTAATCTGTTCAGATGGTGTATAATAACTGTTACAACACCAACCTCTTGTGTCAAAAGTATCACGCACTGTATTGTCTACAATTGCTGTTAAGTGCAATGTAGTGGTAACAATAGCAAGTTGGCTATTCCAATATCTTAGTCTAATCTTTTTACCGTAGCAATCACGTGGTGGTTTGTTTTTAATCCACCCCTTACTAAACAAGTATTCTTCGTATATCGATTGGTCATTTGGCACACCACCCCGTTCCATACTGAGTTCGTGTAATTCGTTTGATGTTTGCTTATACTTTTGATTTAATGCTATCGCAATTGCTCTAATTACACAATCACCTACCAAATTCTTTTTTAACATAGGAATATTGTATTCAGTGCATCTACCACCATCATCTTTAATATAATTCATTACGCTGTCTCCTCTAACCAACATTGATAAACATAAGTTAATTCGCCACGCCAATCTATTTCATTGCGGGCAATAGCAATCCGTTTATTCCAAATGTCAGACAAGTCTTTTCTATTAGCCCATTCAATGACAACATCATCTAAAAAATAAGTTTTCATTACGCTGTCTCCTTTGAATTCATTTTATCTGCAAGTGCAATGATTTCAACTCTATTTGGACTTAATCCATATGTGTATCCACTGCCCATAATATCAGTATCATTTGGGTTATAAAGCGGGTGGTGAGTATCAATAACATAGTATCCGCTAAGACCATCAAAATCTCTGTATGCTACAATATATCTAAGGTTTTTCATTACGCTGTCTCCTCACCAAGATAATGAATATCTGCTACTTTGGCAGACTTTAATTTATCACCTTCAAAAACTGGATGAGTGTATATTGAAAATAATCTGCTGCCATCTGTAAAGTAGAAGTTTGCGGCATTGTCTTCTGGATATTCTTCACTGGTTAGTTCCCAGTTGCTACCTCTATAATCCACATCTACCCAAGTGAAATCACCGTCAATGAAGAAATCAATGTGTGATTGAATAGTTTTCTCTGATAGTTTCATTACGCTGTCTCCTTTAATAGTTCTGCAATTTCAGTTTGATAGTCATCAATGATTTTCTGTAATTGAGGAATCATATCGGGCATATCTTTCATCAACTTGCGTGTTTCTTTGATATGAAACTTTTTAAGTGATATTTCATTATCAACATCAGCAAATACCTCATCTAATAAGTTAGGGTTGCTTTCCATCATATCTGCTAGTTCTTTTAGTGGGTTACTCATAACTTTATCTCCTATTTTTTGATTATGTAAACATTGTAACACAGATTCGTTATCTGTCAAGTTTTTTATGCCGCATTGTGAAATGCAATAGCACCGTTTTTTATGCCCATGATTGTGCAAATGCAATCAAGTAGGCCACTAACAATTTGTGCATTCTTTGGCACACCTTTGTGTTCATACATAGCACCCATATCTTGCATAAAAGCACTAAGCCCATGACTAAATTCACAGCCCCATTTCTTTTCAAGGGCTTGTTCAAACTTGTCTCTAAACTTCAGCATTTGATTGAAGTTACCGTCAATTAGTTTGTTGCCTTTGTCATCAGCATTATTCAATAGAATCTTTGCTGTATTCATAAGATGCCCATGTGTATCTGTGTATCCTTGATTGGGATACTGCTTTTCAACAATATCAGCAACTTTTTTCAATGCATCCAACACTTGTGTTTCATTAAATGCACCTTTTGGCAACTGCTTGGTTTGAACCTGTTGCTTCATCTTACGTGCTTTTGCTTTCGCTTTACCGTTTAGTTTCTTTGACATTTTGTATCTCCGTTTTGATTAAAAAATGTAAGTTATCTCTCTCACTTACATATACATTATAGCACTGATTCGTTATTTGTCAAGTTTTTGCGTTATACTTGATTTGTGTTAATTAAATATTGTGCTTGAGCCATATGCATAGAAACTACAAGTTGATAGTCATCGTATGGTTCGCAACAGTAGATTTTCTCAGGATCCCAACCTGCATACTCGTCTACCCAATTCTTTTTCTTACCTGTTACAATGGGATTACCACTTGGTGCAAATGTAACTGTTCCGCCTATTTCATTTGCGATACGAGTTGCGGTTTCGTTAATATGTTTTTCAGTTTGTTCTAAATTCATAACTTTAACTCCTTTTTTATTGAATATACATATATTATAACACAGAACCGATATCTGTCAAGTTTTTGGGGTTTTAGACATCGACCCACTCACCATAACCACCATTTCCTTTTGGATTATAAACAAAACCTGCGGCACGAGCCTTTTCTGTTTCTCTCTTAACACTATCTTCATCATCGTAATCTGGATAATAGCAATTTGAGAATCCATCACCATCCATCATTGCCTCATCGATATAATCTGGGTATAGTTGTTGAACTATATTATAAAGTTCTTCTTCGGCTTTTTCCTGAAACTGCCATATTGTATGTTCATCGTCATTATGTAGATAACATTCAATCGATAAATCTGCACCATACTGCCAAGAATCATCGTAGTTAACTTCAAAATCTTCAATACTGGGCTTCCAACTTAGCGACACTTTTTCATCTTCATCTTCATAATTATATTCTTTGGCTTCTGCTTTGTCTATCAAAATTTGAAGACTACGCTTAATACTTTCTTCTACACGAGTCTCAACTTGGGGTATATTCCAAATAAAATCAGCATCGGTAGGAAAGGCACTATACATACACATATCCGCATCAAATCCGTAACTAGTTTCTGTAATCTTAAACATTATTCTATCTCCTTTATTATTAAAAAGCGTAAGTCTCAATCGAACTTACTATACTAGTATAACACAGAACCGATATCTGTCAAGTTTTTGATGGTTTTTCGTTAAAATCATACAAAAGAAAAATAAAACGATTAAATTTTATCATTATATATTATGATATTCCTGGGAGCATAAATACATATTGTAAACGATTGTTTACGTAAACAATTAAACTTGCCTAGCAAGGTATCACTCAATGAGGAAATTAAAATGAATACTGAAGAAAATCAGGAAATTGAAGCAACAGAGGCTTCACCAAGTAATTCTCTGGATAGTAATGAAAGTAAAGGCTTTTCACAGGAAGAAGTTAATAGAATTGTAGCAGACAGGATAGCCAGGGAACGAAAAAAGTTCGAAGGCATTGACCTTGACCAATACAAAAATTGGCAGACACAAGAGGAAGAGCGATTAGTGGAACAACAGAAACAGAGAGGCGAGTTCGATAAGATAATTAAAGAACAAGCAGACAAGTTTCAATCTCGTATTGGTGAATTAGAAAATACATTAAAACGAGAGAAAGTAGATGGTGCTTTATTGAATTCAGCGGCATCATTAAAATCAGTTGCTCCAACACAAGTTGCTGACTTGTTAAAGAATCGAGTTCGTTTGAACGAACAGGGAGAAGCAGAGGTTGTCGATGAAAACGGCACACCTGCTTATTTAGATAACGGTTCTCAAATGCAAGTGAAAGACTTAGTGTCAGACTTTCTTACTACTAACCCGCACTTTGCGGCACCATCTCAATCTGGGACTGGTAGTCAAGGCAAAGTTGGAGGCTCATCTACTTCAAGTGAGGTAGATATTACAAAACTAGATATGAGTAACCCATCTGACAGAGCAAAATATGCCGAGTTAAGAAAGAAACAGGGTATCTCATAATTGTAAATAAGCCAATATAGGAGAAATTATTATGGCAAATTCAACAACAACAACTCTAAATGACCTACTGCCGTTAATCACAGCAGAGGCATTGTTCCAAGCACAGGAACAATCAATTATGCGTAACTTGGTTCGCAACTATACTATTCCAGCAGGTTCTGGTAAAAGTATCGTTGTTCCTACATACGCACCAGTAACAGCATATGATATTGCTGAAGGCACTGACCTATCAGGTGATAGTGATGCGGACCAAGCAATCTCAACAGGTGGTGTAACTATCTCAATTGGTGAAGTTGGTATTATGACTAACGTTACTGACCTAGCAAGAGTTTCATCAGCATCAAATGTAATCGCAGATGTTGGTAAACTATTTGGTTCAGCAATCGCTAAAAAGATGGACACAGACCTTATCGCTAAGTTCGCCGATTTTGCAACAGCAAATGATATCGGTTCAGCAACAGCGGCAATGTCAGCGGCTGATATCTTTAAGGCAATTGCTTTATTGCGTCAAGCAGGTGTATCAGGTTCTGATATCGCTTGTGTTGTTAACCCATTAGTAGCATACGATATGAAATCAGGTCTAACTTCTACATTTGCCGGTCACGCAGGTGACTTATCAAATGAAGCAATGCGTTCTGGTTATGTCGGAACTGTTGCTGGCGTTAATGTATTTGAATCAGCGAATGTTCCACACACAACTGGTGATTCAGTTGGTGGTGTATTCCACAAAGACGCTCTAGCATTAGCAATGATGCAAGACATCAAAATCGAAGTTGAGCGTAATGCTTCACTAAGAGCAGATGAGTTAGTAGCAACAGCAGTGTATGGTGTTAACACACTATTTGACACATATGGTTGCCAAATGACTGCGGATTCAACTCTAGCAGACGCATAATCTAATTTTAGATTAGCAGTAGAGGGAGTTAATTCTCCCTCTACATTTAACTTAAATTAGGAGCATACATATGGCAATGTCAACAGATAGCGATTTAATGGTATATCAACCAGAAATTCTACAATACGGAATTGATGAATTCACAGGCGAACACGCCAAAGCAAAAGCAGACATTCTACGCAGAGTGCGTGATGAATGGTGGTCTCGTGCTAAACATTCATATACTAACACTACGAACAACATCAATGATATGGATGAAACTAAACTAACAGAATCACAGTTTACCCGTTGTGCTGTATATCGTGTTCTTTCAGAGTATGCTTTACCACAGTTAACCAAATGGAATGCTGAAGGTGATGAAGATAAGTTTCAAGTAATGATGGCTCATTATAAAAAGAAGTATGAAGAAGAATTTAATTCAATCTTAAGAGATGGTGTTGAATATGACTTCGATGGTGATTCAGTTATTCAGGCTGGTGAAGAACAACCATTTCATACAAGAAGGCTAGTAAGATAGTGGCAAAAGTAACGATTGATACAAGAAAAGCAAAAGCCCAATTAGACAGGCTTAGCAACAATATAAAGAGGGCGATTCCCAAGGCTCTAAATAGAGCAGGTGAAAAGACCAAAGAATTGATTATCAATCGAACAGCAAGAGGCGTTGGATTGAATGGTGCTTTTAAGAAGTATAACAACAGTTATAGAGACTTTAGAAGTGCAAAGGGTAGAAGCACTAAACCAGATTTAAATTTCTCTGGTAGAATGTTATCTAGTATGGATGTTGAGAGAGTTTCAACGAATAAAGTCATAGTTGGCTTTAAGAGAAAAGAAGAACAAAAGAAAGCAAAGATGAATCAAAAAACAAGACCATTCTTCGGTGTTAGACCACAAGAAGAAAAGTTCATCGCAGATGCTTTTGAGAAAACTTTTGAGAGAAACATATGAGCGACATAAAAACAAGTTACAGAGAACAAATAGCCAAAGATGTTGAGAAAGCAATCAAGGCAGTAAAGTTAACAAAATTTGTATCACGGGATATGTTCGAAATTGACGAACTAAGTGATGCACAGTTTCCCGCAGTTCTCATAACGACAGGTAGCGAATTAAAGAATGATATCGCTATGGGTTATGAAAGACAGGGAACAATAGAATATATTCTAACTGGTTTCGTAAAAGGTAAATACCTTGACACAGCAAGAAACAAATTGTGTGACGAGTTAGAACAGAAATTGTATGAAGATGTTACTCGCGGTGGGTATGCAATTGATACGATGGTGACTGAGATTAACACTGATGAAGGTGTTATATTTCCGTTAGGTGCTATTCAAATGGTAGTGCGAATTGAGTATATTCACCCTAAAGGTGATTTAGACAAATAATATAACAATGGAGACAATATTATGGCAATATTAAAAGGTAAAGATGGCACTGTTACTCTAGCGGGAACTTTGCAAAACGGTGGTGCAGGAACAAGTCTTGTTTCATCGTGGAATGTTTCAATCGAAACAGACACATTAGAAACAACAGCAATGGGAACAGGTGGATGGAAGACATTCGAAGGTTCATTACAATCTTGGAACGGAACAGTAGAACTGTATTTCAAAGATGATGATGCTTCACTAGTATCTGCGTCACCTGATTACAATAGTGGTGCGGCAGTTGCAGTTATTCTAACTGACGGAACATCAGGTAATACTTACACTGGTTCAGCAATTGTAACATCGTCATCAGTAGAAGTATCATCAGCAGACCTAGTTACAATGTCACTAGACCTAACTGGAACTGGTGAATTAACAATAACATAATAACACACAGGAGCCTACAATGAGTGTAATTAACAATGCGAAAACGCATTTTAAGACGAAGTTAACAGATAAACTAGAATGTATAGAAGTGCCTGAATGGGATAACTCTAAAA